GGGCTGGGGGTGGCCGGTGCGACCTGGCCGCGGGTGAGCAGGCCGAGGACGGCGAGCACGACCGCGTTGATGGCGCCGACCTGTTCCACCGAGAGTTCCAGGCCGTAGGCGGCGAGGAGCGCTGCGGCGGCTGCGACGAGGCCGGTGAACGCGCTGGGTGCGATGGGTCGGGTGACGGCGGCGGTGGCTGCGGCGAACACGGCGCTGATGACGGCGACGATCGCGCCTGCCTGTTCGGCGGACAGGCCGAACCCGAACGTGACCAGCAGCGACAGGCCGGCCGAGACGGCAGCGATGAGGAGCGCGGGCTCCCTACCGAAAGCCTTCATGGTCAGGCTTCCTTCCAGACGAGCGCCGACAGGACGGCGCTGGTGACGGTGACGGGGTTCTTCGACGTGTTCAGCGCCCGCACCCGCATGCTCCGGCCGGCGGCGAGGCGCTTCGTCAGCGGCGTGACGTGGAACGTGCTGCCGCTGGTGCCGATCACTTCGTCGATCGGATGGTCCGCGCGATGCTCGCTGCCCTCGTACTCGGACATGCGGACCTGGACGATGTCGCCCTTCGGCAGGTCGGAGAGGTTCAGGCTGACGCTGCCGGTGAAGCGCGCGGCGCCGCGGACGAAGACGGAGCTGTTCGTCGCGTGGTCGTCGGCTTCGTCGGTCCACTCGCGCGTGAACTCGAGGCTGTCCCACACGCCGGGCTTGAGCGTGGCCGCCTTCGCGAGACCAAGGTTCACGTAATCCGGCATACCTTCCTCCTGGTCCTGGCCGGTGGCCCGCGCGACGATCCTCGGGAACACGACCTCACGCCACTGCCTGATCCGGGCCGCCCCAGGGCACGCCGTCCCACTCGTCGACCACTGGGGAAAAAGCGAGTGGTAGCCGTAGCCGGGGTCGTCGTGGCTACGGCAGATCCGCAGCGGGATCTCGTGCTCCTGGTGCAGCCAGACACCGAGACGGACGAGCGTCTCGATCTGCTCCTCGGTCCACGGGTCCGACCCCGCCGTGTTCGACGCCGTCTCCGCGCTCACCGCACCCGTGCCGTCCGGTCTTCGGTTGGCCCCCGCGTTCGCGTCCGCCCGGGTCTGCGTGCCGATGTACTGGGCCACGCTGCCGTCGTAGCCCACCCCGAAATGGGACTCCAGGTTCGTGGAGTCCCGCCAGAACTCGTATGTGCGCTGCGGCGTCCACGGTGCGACGATGCTGTGCACGATGAACTGCGTCGGCTTGATGGCCTGCTGCTGGTCGCTCTCCGGCTGCAGCTCCAGCTTCTGCGCGAACGGGCACCACGCCATCAGGGGCCGTCCTCGGTCTCGGGCGGCGGGGTGTAGCCGGACAGGGTCGAGGCGACCGCCGGGGTGAAGCCGCCCGCCACCAGGGCGTCGTAGGCGCTCTTCTTCAGTGCGGTCTCGGCGGCCTGGGCTTCCTCCTGCCGCTGCGCGGTGGCCGCCTGCAGCTCGGCCAGCTCCGCCTGGTACTCGGCTTCGCTCACGATCCGGCCGGGCTTCACCAGCACCGGCTCCGGGGCGCCGGCCGGGACCTGCATCAGTCCGACGGATCCGTCGTCGTACACGACGTGGTATGTGGTGACCTCGTCAGTGGGGGTGGACACAGCGGCCTCCCTAGCGGGTGATGAAGAAAGCGCGGAAGATGTTCTGGATCTGCGTGTAGACGGCGCCGCCGGTGCCCTTACCGATCCGCACGTCTCCGGTGATCGTCACCGACCCGCCCGCCGGCACAGTGGCCTGGTACTGGAGCCACCGCGAGGACTGCAGGTGGGAGTCGATGAGGGTGGTGTTGCCGTTGTTGAAGGTGAGCCACATCTCCTCGCCGTCCTGCCCGTAGGCGGCGGACGACCCCGGAGGCAGCGTGAAGTAGACGTCGACTTCGCGCGCAACGAAGAGGCGCGCGGACCGGCACGGGTCGGGGTTGGTGACCGTGACCGAGAACGTGTCCGCCGGCGTGATCAGGTCGTTTCCGGTCGGTACCGGCACGCTGGGGTAGAACCGCACGTCGAAGTGGTTGCTGTAGTCGGTGCGGGCGCGCGGCTCGCCGTACAGGCGCCCCGTGGCCGGGTCACAGGCCACGACACCGCCGTTCGTGGCGATGTCGCACGCATACGGCCAGGGCCCGGTGTCGGCGATGAGCGGGTCCTCGGTCGTTCCCGCGCCGGTGAGGCCGCAGCCCGCCACCAGCTCGGACGCCGGTGCGTACAGGCCGTCGGCGCCCACGGTGAGCGTGTTGCCGGCGGCGTCGGACACGTCCGCGGCGAAGACGCCGGTGGCCGGGTCGTAGGTGATGCCGGGGCCGGCGGACAGGCACGGGCGGACCTGTGCGCAGTCCACCGTGCCACCGCCGCCGGGCGGCACGTACAGGCCGCCGGGGTCCAGGGTGAGTGCGTTGCCGGGGGCGTCGGACACGTCCGCGCCGACGATGTAGGGGTTGTCGGTGGATCCGGCCCCCTGTACCGAGATGCCGGGGCCTGGCAGGATCACGCAGTTGCAGGCGCCGCCGCCGCACTGGCACTTGGCCATTCTTCCCTCCGAAGGAGTGGAATTCGGCTCGGCCCAAAACCAGCAACCGCCACAATCATATGGTTCATCGAGCACCGGTCCGACGACGCAGCGCAGGTCATCACTGCACTGAGGTGTCCTCGTCCGTCGGGGTGTAGCGGGCCACTCGCGCGGCTACTTCCGCCGGCAGGAGCTTGACCAGCTCCAGGTATGTTTCCCGGGCTTGGGCTTGCTCCTGCGCGAGCTGCGCGGCCTCCCGGGCGGCTTGCTCTTCCTGCACGGCGGCTGTGGCCGCTTGGAACTCCTCTTCGGTGAGCCGTTCCGCGCCCTCCGGGGTGTGGACGTCTACGTCTCCGAACAGGGCTACCGTCCGCAGTCGGCCGTCTGCCAGCCGGTAGTACCGCATCACCAGGGTCGGGGGAGTTTCCTGCGGCGGCTCCTGCGGCCACGGGTCCGGCCACGGCTCGTCCGGCGCGGGCTCCTGCGGCTCGTCCGGCGTAGGTTCCTGCGGCTCGTCCACCGGCTCGCCTGTCGTGTCGTCCACGCTCACTCCTGGGGGATAGAGAACAGCCACGCGCGCACGTTGGCTTGGATACGGGTGTACGTCGCGCCGCCGGCTCCGCGGTTCAGCGTGATCTGCATGGTGTGCGTGGTGGTGCCCCCCGCCGGCACTACCAGATTGCTCATCACGCTGTGCTGGCTGTGCCAGAGGTTGATGGCCCCGCTGCCGGTGTTCCGCAGGTAGTTCACGTCGTCGGCGCCGATGGCGGAGGATGCTGCCCCGCCGTCCGCCGGCAGGTTGAAAATGACGTCCACCTCTTGGTACAGCAGGGCGAACGCAGGCCGGCAGGGGTCCGGGTTGGGGATCTGCAGCGCGAGGGTGTCCACCACCGTCTCCGTCGACGGCACCGTCCGCGGGCTGGGCAGCAGTTCGTTGACGGACGCCTGCCGGAACGAGGACCGGAACGGGGGGTCCGTGCGCATCCGTCCGCTGACCGTGTCGCAGTAGACGTTTCCGCCGTTGGTGGCGATAGCGCACGTGTGCGGCCACGTCGCGGAGTTGACCCGCACCGGGCTGCCGCCCGAGCCGTCCCCGGTGAGCCCGCAGCCCGTGCTGACCGTGGCCGCACCCGTGGGCACGTACAAGCCGTTGGGGCGCCGCACCAGGTTGTTACCGGCGTCCTCCGACAGATCCACAGAGATCTGACCGGTGGCCGGGTTGTACGTGATCCCGGACCCGTTGGACAGGCACTGCCGGACCTCCGCGCAGTTGGTGACCGCGCTGACCTCATACGGATTGGCCGTGGAGCCGGAGCCGGTGACCACCGTGTTGTCGCCGGCCTGGACGACGCAGTTGCACTGACTGCCGCCGCACTGGCACCTTGCCATGCTGCCTCCGGGGAGGAGTACCCACGGCCCGGCCCAGAACCAGCAGCGCCCCAAGTCTAGGCGCTGGGCATGCGTCCGGGGGGCCGCGCGCCCGGCGGGGCACTCATCCGTACAGCTCGAGTAGCACGATGCCCGGCTGGCCCTCCTCGCCCGCGACGCTGCTGCCGTCTCGAGCGAGTCCACCGCCCGCGCCGCCGCCGTAGCCGCGGCCCGCATTACTGCCGGTGGAGGCCCGCTGGATGCCGCCGTGCCCGAAGTAGGCTTCCCCGCCCACACCGGAAAGGCCGGTGGTGCCGTTGACGCGGAGCGCGCCGCCGCCCGCGCCGCCGCCCATGGCGATCTCCCCGGTGCCGGCATACGGTCCGGCGATACCGGAGAAAGCGATCGGGGTGGTGCCGCCCGTCATGACTGCCGGCCCCCCGGCCCCGCCGTTGGCCGTGGCGAAGCCACCGAAGGAGCTCGCGCCGCCGTCTCCGCCGTCGCGGGCCGAGGTGCCCGCAGCACCACCCCGGCCAACGATCACTGTAGTGGTGGCGCCCAGGGAGGAGACGTCCACCATCGTCTCCGAGTAGCCGCCGCCGGCGCCGCCGGGTTGCGCTGCGAGCTGGTCCTGTCCGGCTGACGCGCCTGCGGAGCCGCCGCCGCCTGCCTGCACGCGAGCCCGCACCCGGGCCAGCCACGGATAGAGCCCCTTTTGGAACGTGTACGTGCCCGGGTCCCGGTACACGACGACGTCCCGTAGGCCCATCGTGCCCTTCCTGAGGCACAGTTCGCCGTTATCCGAATCGACTACGAAGTAATCGTCACATACGCACGCTCTAGCCACTTACGCCCCGCATGTCTGTTTCAGCGGTGCCCGGCCCAAAACCAGCGACGCGAAAAGGGTAGCCGCGCCTGCGGCTACCTCGCCGTCTCACCGCAGGCAGTCACGTGCACCAGCACGCCGACGCCGACGGGCACGGCCGGTAGCAGCCCGAGACCAAGGAGCTGCTGCGTCTGCCAGACACGGACGACGGCACGTGTTGCCGTGACCTCTTCGAGCGCGACGCTCACCGTGCGATCGTCGGAAGGATTCGGATCGACGGCGAGCGCGCTGATCACCGGCGGCGCAGCGAACGGCTCGGCGAACGTCCACCTGGCGCGGCCGTCCGATGCCGTGACGACGACGGCCGCGGCCGGCGCTGCTCCGCGCGGACCCCGCTCGCCGGGCGGCCCCTGCTCGCCCTGCTCACCGCGCGGACCCTGCTCGCCCTGCTCACCGCGCGGACCCTGCTCGCCCTGCTCACCGGGCCGGCCGGCCGTGCGCGCGGCCGTGCGCGCCTGCCGACTGAGGTCACGCAGGACGCCGCCCATCGGATTACCGGGCAGCCGCCGATGCGCCGATCCTCTCGAAGCCATCAGTCCTCCAGCTCACTGCTCGCCGGCGCGAGCGTGACTTGAACGCTCTCGCCGTCGCCGTCCTCTTCGACTTTCACCCCGGCGATCTTCAGCCGTTGCGTCAACGGCCGGCAGGTCGCCTGCGTCGCGACGTCGACGCACCAGCCGGGCACCAGCTTGGCGACGTCGACGGCCGCCTCCGGTGAAAGCGTCACCCGATCCGAGGAGAGGAAGACGGGCACCGGATAGTTCGCTGCGCGTCGGCTGCGCGCTGCGGCGAGCGCCGAGCCGCTCGTCTTGACGCTGGCCTCCTCGATGCTGCGCTCCAACAGCCCGTAGTAGGCATTTGCGCCGCCGGAGACGCCCTTCACGCCGCTCGCCTCGCCGCCGTGGACGATCACCCGCGTCGCGAGCTGCGAGCCGTCCTCGGCGACGATGAGCCCCTCGGGGAAGTCGGCGTCGGTCAAGACCCCGACGCTCGCCGACCACGTCTCCGGCATGAGCACGATCGTCGAGCCGACGGCCGTGTAGTCGAGACCCGTGTCCGCCAGGTCGCGCAGATGGTCACCGGTCTGCCCCACGTCGCGCGTGTACTCGCGTCCCCCATCGACTCCGGCGAGCCCGACCACCTGCACGTCGTGCCCCGGATCGTCCGGAGCGAAGCCGTCCTCGATCAGCCATGTCCCGATCGTCGTCAGATCCTCGTTCGCGAAGACGATCGAGTCGTGCGGCACACGGCGATCGAGCCAGACGAGAATGTCGGACGCCCAGAGTTCGACCACTCCGAACGACCACTCGGCCTGGATGATCGGCCCTTCCCAGACGGGCACGCCGTCACGGGCGATCGCGAGTTTGTGCCGCCAGGTGCGGACGTTGCCGAGCGCGGCGCAGCAGTCGCCGTCCGGATGGATCACGACGTGCGCCGTCGAGACGTCGTCGAGGATCCGAGTCCACTCGACGGAGATCAGGACGTCGGCGGCCGTGATGATCGCCCCGTCACGATCGACGATCATCGCGGTATGCGTGCCGCAGCCGGCCGTAGCCATGAAGCCCCCACGAGAGCGAAGGAGGCCCGGCCCACAACCAGTCGGCTACGAGCAGAGTACGGCGGCTCAGTAGCCGCGGCCGGTCACAGCGATCGAGACTGTCGCGTCGTCCGCCGGAGGCACGATCTCATCCGTCTCCAGGCAGACGACGAGCGTGCCGCAGTCGATCAAAGGCCAGGTCGGTGGCGTGCCGTCGCGGCCCCATACGTTCGTCGACGTCTCGCAGGAGCCGCCGCACTCGACGACGGCGCGGCCGATCTGCCCGTCGAGGGTGAGCGTCCCGGACGCGGGCACGAACCCGACTTCGAACACGGCGAGCGGATCGCATCGCTTCTTGTCCGCGACCTGCCCGGCCGTCAAGCCGGCGTCAGCGTCCGAGCGTTCATAGAGAGAGATCGTGAGCCGGCGCAGATCCTCACTGCCGGCGTAGACAGTGATCACCGGCACGTCCGAGGACCAGGCGGGTCGGCCCATCAAGTCAAGGTCGTAGCACTCCCGGTTCGTCGCGAGCGCCATGCAAAAGCACGACGACGGTGAGGAAGGCTGCGGAGGAGCCGGCGGCGCGCACGTCGGATCCGCGCAGGCGGCTCCGGCGTCCGGGCAGCCGCGCAGTCGGCAGCCGCCGGGCTGGCACTGCGGCACCCAGTCCGGGAGCGTGTTGCGGTGGATGCACCACTGGATGCATTCGCTGTCGTCGTCCGTCGGCACGTTGACGGAGAGGATCGGCACCTCGTCCGTCCACGCCCACGGCGTAGCCGCACTGAGCACGAACTCGACGGTGAGGATGTCGGCACCGGAGGTGCATTGTCCGGCCGCGCAGGAGCCGTCGCCCTTGCGTGCGGTGACGGTCGGTCCCTGCACGAGCGCGACGCGGCGGAACGTGCGCCGATGCCGCGCCAGGAAGTCCGCCGGCTCCTGGTCCTCGCCGGGGCAGCAGTTGAACATCTGGACGCAGTCGCCGCCGCACGCCGAGCCGGTGCAGCCCTGCAGGGCCTCGGCGAGCCAGTGGAGCCCGTACTCGACGGCGCAGCACGTCGCACCCAAGAGGATGCCGGTCACGGTGATCGTGCGGGGCTGCACGCGTGCGGGCCCGAATGCGCCGCCGCCGACGACTGCGTTCGTCACTGAGCGGCGCACGGGGTAGTCGTCGACGCCGTCGAAGGCGAGCGGAAGGAAGCCGACGAACTGCGCCGACTCCGGCACGTCGACGTCGTACCAGGGCGCCGGACTGTCGGGGTCGTCCGGCGTCGTATACGGCGCATGATCGAAGACGTCGTTCGTCAGCGCCTCGCAGCCGCAGACGTCGTCGGCGCCCGACGTCAGCGGGGATCCGACCGTCGCCAGGTAGGCGCGCAGACGGGCCGTGTTGATGACCTCAATACCGCCTACCGAAAGGAAGTCGGAGAGCACGAGCGGACTCCTGTGTCGGAGGACGCCCGGCCCACAACCAGCAGCGGCGATCTCAGCTTACGGCTGGCTTCGTCGTAGCAGGCGTGGACATGCACCAAGCGACGACAGACCCAGTCAACGGGTTGACTGGTAAACGGTTTGACCGGTAGGGTCTGGTCAAGTGCTTGACCAGGCGACGGGAGTAGTAAACCGTGCAGTTCGAATACGAGATTCAGGTGCCAGTCATCGCCGACCTCAACAACAGTTGGAACAGCCCGGAAAGCCGAGGCCAGATCGAGTGGGACGGCACCGCCCACTCGCTCGCTCGGCACCTTCTGGCGAAGTGGCACGAGAACGTCATGGGGGAGGCCGCAGGACTCCCAGCGGTAATCGAGGTTCAGGGTGAACAACCTGGACGCTTCGCTAAGCTCGACGATCCCTCCGCCGTCTCCCAGTCCGTAGAAGCTCTGGAAGCAGCCATCGAAGCTAAGCAAGTAGCGGACGTGGCGGCCGACATTGCCGCTGACGAACTGGTCGCAGCCATGCGGGACGCTGTCACCTTCGGGGGGGAATCGAAAAACACAGTGGCCAAGCGCGTGAGCGGCTTGATGTCCCGACCGACGGCACTCAAGCATCTCCGCACCTGACCACGCCACTCACCCCAGGCTGTACGCCATGGCCATGCGGTGCATCACCCGGGATGCGGTAGCCTCCCCGTCGCCGGCCTCGACGATGGTGAACTGCGGGGCGATCGTCACCCCTCCCCCGCCGCTGCTGCCGTCCCCCGCGCTGTTCGCGCCGATGATGTTCATCAGCCCGGACCGCTCAGCCAGCTCACGTGCCCGCCGCGGCTTCGTCAGCGGGATGACGACCTCCGGCCCGTCGCCCTCGCCGATCAACGCCACCGTCGGCCCGGTGACGATCCCACCGTTCGCCAGCCCCGGGATGGCGTTACGGATCGCGGACGGCAGGCTGTTGCGGATACGGGACGCGATGCTTCCGCCGATGTCGCCGATGGCATTCAGCAGCTTCCCCGGCAAATCCTGGAACATCGCCACCAGACTGGAGATGAGCGCGGACGCGGCACCGCGAGCCCGGGTGGCAGCGGTACGGATCGCACCGGCAATCCGGCCGCCCAGCCCGGACAAGGCGCTGCCAACACGGCCGATCATGCCTCGAAACAGTCCCACCACCCGGGAGATGGCACCGGAGACGATGGACGACGCGCGGGACATCATCGCCGTGAACGCGGCCGGCAGCCGACCGGCCAGCGTCGTGACAATGCCGGTCACGCGCGTGAACATCGTGGAGAAGAACGTGCCGACGCGGGTCAGAGCCCCACCGACCCGCGCCGCCGCCGTCGTCACCGCCGCTCCCAGCCGACCCATCCATCCGATGACCGTGCTCGTCGCCCTGCTGATGGCGAAGAACTGCGCGATCACCGCGACCAGCGGGGCAACGAGCTGAATCAACGGCGTGATCAGCCGCAGTACCCACGCGATGAGCTGCCCCAGCAGCGAGACGATCGGCGTCAGCAGCGGCGCCAGCTGCACGAAGACGTTGACGACCGGCATGAACGCCAGCGCCACCTGCACCAGCGCCGGAGCCAGCGCCGTCAGGATCGGCGACAGAGCCTGAACGATCGGAATGAGTGCCTGCCCGATTGCCATACCGAGCTGGAGAACCGGCTGGAGCAACTGCATGAGCACCGGAACGAGAGCTGTGAACACGGGCAGTAGAGCCGCGGACAGCGTCGCCACCAGTTGCGTGATGACCGGCACGAACTGCTGGAACGCCGCGATGATCGGCTGGATCAAAGGGGTGAGGGCGGCGAGGATCGGCGCGAGCGCGGACGCGAACGCTGCCGCGAGCTGCCCGACGATCGGCAGCAGCGGCGCCAGCGCGGCGAGGATCTGCCCGATCGCAGCGCCGAGCGGAGCGAGTGATGGACCCACCGCGGCGAACGCCTGCGCGAGGCCCTGCGCGACCGCTTGAATCCCCGGCATGATCGCCGCGATCGCCGGACCGAGCGCATTGATCACACCGACGATCGCCGGACCGAGGGCGGTGAGGATCGGACCGATCGCGGGAGCTATCGCACCTACCTGCGTCACCAGAGCAGCGAAGATCGGCCCGAGCTGCGCGGCGACCTGCGCCAGCGTCCGGAAGATGTTCGTCAGCGCCTCCTGACCGGCTGCGGAGTTGACGAACCGGTCAAAGCTGGCCGTGATCGTCTCCAGGTTCCCCAGGAACCCGCCCCCCGCAGCAGACGCGGCCTCGAAAACCCCGGAGAGAACGCCCCCGACGTTGGACGCGATCCGCCCGAGCTGCGCGAACACGTCCAGCGCCGACCGGACCGCTTCCACGGCCTGCCCAGAGGCCGCCATCGTGGACAGCCACGTCCCGAACTGCGCGCCGAGTTGCCCGATCTGCGCACCAACCCCCGCGCCGAACGCGGTAGCAATGGCGGCACCGATGTCCAAGAAGCCCTTTGCCAAAGGAGCCACAGCCGTCTGGAGACCCGAAGCGGCCTGCGCCGTACCCTGCAAAAGCGCCCGGATCGGTGCCGCGGCCTGCGCGGACGCAGCGAACTTCAGGCCCGCGGCAGCGGCCTCGCCGAACTCCGCAGCGATCCCGGCCAGGCCCGTGCGGAGCGGGCCCCCCAGGGCCTTCGCCGCGGAGGTGATCTGACCCTCGAACTGCTTAAAGAAGGAGTCTTGAACGCTGGTCCGTAGCTCCTCAAACGCCGGCTTAAGGGCGCGGATCTCCTTCGCCGCGGCCTGCGCGGCCGGGGACAGGTCCTCCAGGGCCTCCGTGAACTCCTCGGCCGTCCCGGTGAGCGCGGCCTCGAACGCCTCTTGGACGCCCAGTAGCGCGATCTTGAGGGCGCCTAGCGCGGCCTGCCACCCGAGGATGAGCGCTGGGTAGGCGGCGATGATCCCGGCCGCCGGAGCGAGCGCGGCCGTCAACGCGACCACGCCCTGCGCAGCACTTGCGGCGGCGATCCCGATCGCGCCGAAGCGCAGCAGCGAGCCGAGCATGGAGCCGACGCGGCCAGCGATCCCACCGAGACCGGCGAGTGCACTACTGAGCCGATCCGTATCGACGTCGGCATTCACCGTGACGTCCGGGGGGCTGTGGCCGCGGATCCGCGCGTCGAAGTCGCTCAGGTCCGGGACAACGCGGATGCTCACCTCTTCGCCGGCAAGCGCGGCACGCAGCCGCGTCATGAACTCGTCGAGATCCGGCGCGACGGGGATATTCAGTGAGTCAATCCCGCTCAGGCCAGCGAGGAGCTGCGCGTCGAAGCGCGAGAGATCCGGATCGACACGGACGCTCACCGACGCAGCGGAAAGACCCCGCTGAATGTTCTGCCGAATCCTGTCGCCGGCGTTGCGCGTCGCGCGGACTAGTGCGCGCTGGATACGGAGCCCGAGGTCGCGTGACTCCTGGACGATCTCGCTGTCGTCGAGCGTGATCGTTATGCGGGCGGACCCGTAGTCCTCGCTGTCGCCGGCCGGAGTGGTCACCGGGCACCCTCACGAAGTCGTGAATGGTGCCCGGCCCAGAACCAGACGGCGAGCGGCAGCACGCGCGGCGCTGCCTTGTTTCTCAGGTTAGCCGCTGCGACGGCTTGCGAGCTGTGCGTCTTCCGCCGCGACCTGCGCCATCAGCGCTCGCGCCTGGCCTGCGTCGACGCGTGCTGCGGCCGGTCGGCCGCGAGCTCGTTCACCGCGAGGCGGCGCGTACAGCTTCGCGCGGATGCGCTGCCGCTCGGCGTCGTCCTCCGAAGACATCTCCATCGCGACCTCGGCCGCCGCGAGCATGGTGCTCAGCGTCCACGTGTGCGGGTCGACGCCTTGGAGGGCGAGGTGGCCGACCCACGAGTCCCACGACTCGGCGATACTGCCGCAGAGCCGCTGGACGACCCAGTAGGGCGGGCGCCGTACTGCTCCACCGTCCACTCCAGGAGGTCTACCAGGATTCGGTCGGGCAGGCGGGTTTGGGCGAAGATGTCGCGGGATTCGGGGAGCATGAAGCTAGAGAGGAAGTCGCGCAGCGCGTTGGTGACTTTGCGGATTTCCGCCGGGTCTGCGTTAGCCGGGTCGTCGGCCTTGGCTTCCTTCTGCACAGTGCGCAGCTTCTCGTAGGCGTCAAGAAACTGGTCCCCGTACACCTCGGCCTGAAAAAGCAGCTTGGTGTCGCCGATCTCGGCGACGTGGGGTTCGGTGTTCAACGCGAACTTGCGAGTGGCCACAGGTCTTTCCCTGTCTCCCGTTCCTCGCCCGGCCCACAACCAGCAGCGCACTACGAGGGTAGCCGCAGGTGCAGCAGGACAAGGAACGGAACGGCATCACACTCTGACGGCTGGGTGGTTGTCGACAAGGTCCAGCACTAGGGGCAAGACGTGCACGGAGAAGTACTCGCGGCCTCGAAGTGGCTCCTCTCGGGCGTCGCGAAGCGCGGCGAGCACATTGCGTTCGATCCCTCGCGCGGCATCGCCAGGCAAGCCTCGATGCAGGCGCACGACGCTGTGGAGGCCGTCCCGAGCATGGTTCTGGAGTCGCGGGCGCGGGTCTCCAGACGTGACCCCGATCTTCACCACAGAGCCACTCGTGACGACGTAGAACACGTCCCAGATGCGTCCCTTGCACTTGTGGCACGGGCCTTTACCCGATGCGATATGCGTCGGCGTGGGACGGCACTGATGTCCTTCCTTGCAAAGCACACGGTGCGGCTTGTGGGCCCCTAACCAAGCAGGTTCAAGCAAGGTTGCGCCGAGCTCCGCGATACGCGCCTGGAAGGCTTCCCACGCGGCTGCCGGGTCGTTCCCTCCGCAGGTGCGGCAGATACCGACGCCCTCTGCGACGCGCGCCGGGTACGGGTGGCCGATGTGCCCGTATCGACACCGAACTTTGTGCGGCTTGAGGATGCCTCGCCACTCAGTTTCAAGTACCTCGCCACCGAGTTGCTCAACCCGTGCGCGGAACGCGGCCTCCGTGACCGCCGGATCGTTCCCTGCGCACGTCCGGCACATGCCCCGCCCAGGGCGGCGAAGATCATTGGGGCGAGGTTTGCACTCGTGGCCTTTCGAACAGACAGCACGGTGCGGTTGCCCTGCCCCGAGCCACTCCGGTTCCAGCACGATGCCGCCAAGTTGTGCGACGCGTGCCCGAAAATCCGCCTCCGCGCGCAGGGACTTTGGCTGCCTTGATCTGCTACTGCTCGGCACTTTTGTCGTACTCTCGGCCATAGGCCGGTTCTCCTTCTCACTCAAGGAAGCCGGACGAGACCCCCGGTGCTCGCTTGGCCGCATCACCGGGGGTCGCCGTTTTAAGGTCTCACTGAGTGAGACGTCTGAACTTGCCCTAGAGTTCCGCCCTTTGGAGTGAATTTGCTGGTCAGCGCCCCAGTCGCAATGCGCGACCCAGGAAATCATTAGCCCTGCTCCCGGGGTGGCGAACGAGCTTCGTGTAGACCACGTCACCGCCGACTTCGAACCGGAGCGCTTTCGCCCGGCGCGGGCGGATGAGGTGCGGCCGGGCGCCGTTCAAGACGTAGTGGACAGCAGGGTGATCACACACGATGACGCCTTGCAGGCCGCGCGGCCCTTCGGTGACCTTCCAGTCGATGTACTGGCCCATGCTGCCGGGCGCCTCAGCCTCCGCAATGCGAGCCACCCGCTCCGTGCGGGCGCTCATCCGGCGGTGGGCGATACCGCCCCGGGCGCGGATGAGGCGCAGTATGCGACCGGGGTCGACGGTGACTTCGACGCTCACGGGGTCACCGCCTCGTCGGGGCAGCCGCAGCCGGGCAGGGCGACGGTGACGCGCTGCTCGACGCCGACGCAGCCCCCTTCGGGGCCGAGGATGCGCGACTGTCCGAGGACGAACTTGCGGCCCCTACGGCTGGTGCTCGTCGCCGGGAGACAGCACAGCAGCGCATTCATGATGACCGCCGAGTCGATGTGGACGGTGCGGGCGACGGCCGCCTGCTCGTCGCACGACGGAGGACAGCCCCGATCAGTGGACAGGGGCGCGCACCGCAGCAGCGTCACCACGTACTCAACCGCGGTGATCGGCGGCGGGGTGCAGCCCCGCAGCCCCTGCACCTCCGCGTCCTGCGCCGGGAAATTCGAGGAGGGGTACATGCGGGCGACGGACACCGACAGCTGACCGCCGGTCTCCCCCGTGCACAGGTCGGCGCACGAATCCCATGCCGGCGTACCGGGCACGACGCACGCCCGGCAGGGGCAGCCGGGGTAGTCGTCGATGTCGGCGGCGGTTTCGTCGAGGGTCGCGCACACGCAGCCGAGGATGGCCTGGGCGAGGTCGTGGACGGCGAGCGCCTGCAGCGCCATGAGGGCTCCTTACGGCCAGATCTGCGAGCGGGGCCGCCGACGGTCGGGGCTGTAGACGCGGCTGGGAGACGTCAGCCGGTGGGGGTTCACCGACATAAGCCACAGATCTACGCCGGGCAGGCCGGTGCGCATCTCGGTGTAGAGCAGCGTCGGGTCGGCGAACTCCTGGTCGATGCCTTGGCGGGAGAGGCGGGTGACGTTCGCGGGCATTTTGCAGCCGCAGGCGCCGCCTCCGTTGCAGCCTTTGAGTAGGTGGCAGACGAGTTCGCTGTAGGCGGCGATCGCAGCGTCGTCGAGGGGTAGGCCGATGCGGTAGTGCACGGCGAACGTGCCCGGCTCACCGACGGGGGCGGCGAGGTCTTGGCAGTCGGGCCAGCAGCCGCCGTCGGTACGCACGAGCAGTCCGGGTGAGTCGACCCGATACGCCGACGCCGGCAGCGTGACGCCGTCGACCTCGACGCCGAGGATGTCGTAGACGGGCCCTTCGAGGCGGACTTCGCACAGCTCGGTGCAGGAGCAGTCGGAGGCGCAGCCGCACACGGACGCGTTGCGCCACTGCCCGTCGCGGCCGATGTACGGGATCCACGGCGAGCCGCCAGCCCAGGATGAGGCGAGCGGCAGGGAGTCGAGGCAGCTGCGCCGGCAGGGCCGCACCGTGTAGGGGCAGGAGGGGCCCCAGCGTCGGCCGGACAGGTTGAACAGGATGGTGGTGGCGACCCGCTTCCACCGTTCGAGTGTCGCGTCTTCGGCGTCTTCGGCTGCGGGGCAGCACGACATATCGAGTGGCCAGGGCTCGCAGAGGGGCCGTTGCAGGGCCACGACGTCTCCTCACAGGGGGTGGGC